AGAGCATCAATGAAAGGTCAGTGATGTTTAACCCTTATGTGTTAGTGGCAAGTTTATTTGCAATCATAGGAGCGTATTTTTATGGACACCATCAAGGCTATCAAGAGTGCTATTCAGAAGCTGTGGCAAAAGTTGCAAAAGCCAACGAGCAAGCCAGAGCCAGAGAACAAGAGCTGAACGAGAAAGTCAATCAGACCGCATCTGCGCTAAAGAAGGCTAACAATGAAGCTCAAGTTAAGATTACTAAGCTCACTGCTGATGTGCAGTCTGGGGCTGTGCGCTTGTCAATCCCCGTCACCTCCAATAGTGTATGTTCCGCCAACACCGCCGGAACTGCCGGAGGAGATCAATCTACAGCTAGAGCCGAACTTGACGGACAGGCTTCTGCAAATCTTATCGCCATCACAGCAGACGGGGACAAAGCCATCCGAGCCCTCCAAGCCTGCGTCGCCAGTTACAACCAAGTGAGAGAATCCCTCAAGGAGAAAATAGATGATTAAACTCGCAATACCCCTCGCAGTCTTAGCTCTTGCTGGTTGCGCTACAAACGACTATCAGAAATATTCTGAGACTCAAGTCACGATCGCCAGATACAAAGCAGAGGCTGAAAAGGCTCGCTATCAAGTATTGGCTGAAGTGGTGAAGAAGGGCGACCCTGCCGCTTCCGTGGCCGCCGTGATGTCCATGCAGATGGGCATGGGCGGAGTGCCACAAGAACAAAGAATTGAAGCTCCTAAGAATGCAGGGGATGATGTTTTCAAGTGGGCATCTTTGATTCTGCCCACCGCAGTACAAGGATTTGGCATTTATGAAAACGCTAAAGTGGCTACCACACAGTCTAACAATGCTACAACGACTGCTCTCAGCACTAATAGTACGTTTGCTTCTATTGCTAATACTGGCTCAAACAATCAAGCTTCTATGGCAGCTAATGCCAATTCAGGGATTGTGAGCGTAGCAGGTAGCGCTACAACCGCATTGACTAGCATTGCAAATAGCTCAAACACAGCATTGACCAACATGAGCAATGCGTCTAACACAGCATTGACAAGCATGGCAGCAACTAACAATACAAATGTTACTAATGCTTTGACAGCACAGAGCTCAGCTTATAACGGTGTTTTGAGCACTGATTTGAATGCTTTAAATAGCGCAGTCAGCAAACTAACAACAGCTCCAGTCGTGATCACCAATGGTGTAATTCAACACTAATATGAATGATAGATTTCTATTCATTCTGTTGTGCGCCGTGGTCTTGGTGCTTACTTTGATTTTGGTGCAAGTATGATTTCTGCTGAAAAACTTCATGCGTTGGGCATTGGACCAGAATGGTCTGAGCCTTTGACCACAACTTTTGCAACGTTTGGGATCAACGATGTTAACTGCCAAGCTGCGTTTATTGGACAGTGTTCACACGAGTGCAACCATTTCAAAACACTGGAAGAAAACCTCAACTATCGCCCCGAAACCCTTCACGCCTTGTTTGGTCATAAGTTCAAGCCAGAAGAAATCCCACTTTACGCTCACCACGCCGAGAAGATTGCCAATCGGATTTACGCCAATCGAATGGGTAACCGAGATGAGGCGTCGGGAGATGGATGGCGCTTCCACGGTCGTGGATGTATACAGTTGACTGGGCATGACAACTACTTCCATTTTGGTCAGGCTATTGGCCAAGACATGGTGACGCACTGCGATCAAGTGGCCACACCCATGTATGCAGCACTGAGCGCAGGGTGGTTCTGGAACACACATGGATGTAATGACTTGGCAGAGGCACAGAATTGGGAAGGCTTAACTAAACGCATCAACGGTGGTACGTTTGGCCTAGAGGAAAGAGTTCATTTAATACAACAGGCACTTCAAGTATTGTCATAATTGTGCCTTAACCTTGATTTACGATTCATGCAAATTTAGTCAGGCAATGCATGAAAATCAAGCATATAGACACTTCTGTTCAAGCAAATATTGATGTTCTAAAAAAACTTCAAAAGGAGTGTCTTCCCTATGATAAACCGTACAACCTTTCTGATGGAGCTTGGTGGATTGCTTATCAAGAAGGGAAGCCAATTGGTTTTTCAGGGCTTGTGCGCTCTGCTAGGTGGACTGATACTGGCTATCTATGTCGTGCTGGCGTCATTCCCAGCGCTCGTGGGCGAGGCGTCCAGAAAAGACTTATTCGAGTCCGTCAGCTATACGCTAAAAAAATGGGTTGGGCGTGGTTAATTACAAACACTTACGAAAACCCAGCATCAGCAAATTCTCTCATTTCTTGTGGTTATAAACTTTACGATCCTTCCATCCCTTGGGGTGCTAAGGGAACACTCTATTGGAGGAAGAAATTATGAAGTATTATTCTGACGAAGAATTCATCATGTTGTTTCAGATGTACAAAAGTCCGAGCATCATGGCTGCCGAACTTGGTATGTCTGAACGATCCATATATGCCCGTAGAAACGCTTTAGAGGGCCGATATGAGATCCAACTGGAAACCGTAGAGGTCAAGAACAGGGTCGATCCAAAGCCTCCTCAGATTGATCTAGGCATACTCAACGGCACAGTCATTGTTTTTTCTGATGCACACTTTTGGCCTGGTATCCGCACCACAGCTTACGATGGTTTGATTTGGGCCATCAAGAATTTAGAAAACGTCAAGGCGGTGATCAATAACGGTGACGCTTTTGACGGTGCTTCCATCAGTCGCTTCCCCAGAATCGGATGGGATAAAACACCCAGTCTCATTGATGAAGTCAGGGCGTGTGAAATTGCTTTAGGTGAGATAGAAGACGAAGCTAAAAAAGTTAACAAAAATGTTAAGTTGATGTGGCCTCTAGGAAACCATGATGCTCGCTTTGAGAACCGTTTGGCTGCTAATGCACCCCAATATGAGCACATTAAAGGGTTTAGCCTCAAGGATCATTTCCCTGCATGGCATCCCTGTTGGTCAGTATGGCTGAATAATAGTGTTGTTGTTAAGCACCGTTGGAAGGGTGGTATCCACGCTACCCACGCCAATACTCTGAATGCTGGTGTTTCTATGGTTACGGGCCACTTACACAGCCTAAAAGTCACGCCTTATGATGACTATAACGGTACAAGATACGGGGTAGACACAGGTACCCTTGCGGAACCTTCTGGACCCCAGTTTGAGAATTATTTAGAGCACGCACCAACAAATTGGAGATCAGGATTTGTGGTTTTGACGTTTCACAAGGGCGTATTGTTGTGGCCAGAAGTGGTGAAAGTCTATGATAAGGATCACATTGAGTTCAGAGGACAAGTGATCAGGGTGTAAAAAAGGGGCCGAAGCCCCTTGATCAAACGCGATGAATGGTGATGGTCGTCCTAGTATCAGGATTGTCATCTATAACAATCGTGTTGTCGTCTTCTTCAAGAACATCGTCTTCTTGATCTTCGTCTTCGTTGTCTTCATCTTCTTCGAACAAATTATCTAAATCAACATCTTTGTGATCTTCGATAGCTTGTGCGATGGCCATTTGAATCTCAGAAATCAAGTCAAAATCGGTTGATTTAATTTCGATTTCTACGTCAGCGGTAAAGTCTTCAATTTTCACTTCGTATTGCATGGTGGAGCTCCTTGGGTTAAAACTTCATTGTGTCTACTGATTGTGACATTTTTTTAAAAAATGTGTGGTTTTAGACTTTTATTTGGGCAGTTGCGAGTCCTTGCAATGAGTGGGAAAATAGGTTAAATAATGGGGAAAACATGACCACAACCCTTGTAACAACACCTGCTAATCCAAATTCGTGGGTACTGACCTACGATAATCTAATTGCGATTGTTCCACAATACTTGGAACGATCTGATACTGCGACCATCAACGCAATACCCACGTTCATCACTCTTGCAGAGTTTGAAATTGCGCAAGAGATCAAAACGTTGGGCCAGTTGCAAATTGTGGAGGCGCAGATGACCGCTGGCAACCCAGTCATTCAAAAGCCTGCTAGATGGCGCAAGACGGTGTCCATGAACTACACCGATAGCAGTGGCAACCGCAATCCTATTTTGTTGCGCAAGTATGAGTACCTGACTAACTATTGGCCAGTCAATACACAGACAGCTCCTCCTTTGTTTTACTCAGACACAAGTTGGGACTTTTGGTATGTCGCACCAACACCTGATCAGTCATACAATTTTGAAGTGTTGTACTATGAGCGCATTCAGCCTTTGAGCTCGACCAACCAAACAAACTGGCTGACTCAGAATGCACCAAATGCAATGTTGTTTGGCACGTTGTTACAAGCCATGCCTTTTTTAAAAAATGACCAACGTCAGATCTTCCAACAGAAGTATCAAGAAGCCTTACAAGCCTTGAAAGCTGAGGATGTATCTAGAGTTGGAGATCGTCAATCTGTTGCCGTGGATAGCTAAACATGACTTACTACGTAAATCCCTACACAGGCTCAACGATCAGCCCTTCTCAGGTTGGTTATGAAAGCCTATCAATCAGCACCAACACCACGCTACAGTGGCCTGTAAATGGCGCGACTTCAAGCGTTGTTGCCAACATCATTGAGGTGACAGCCACAACAGGTGGACTAAAGTTGATATTGCCTGCAGCGACTCAAGTCTCTACTGGTCAATCCTTTTTGATCAAGAATGTTGGAAATACAAACCCATTCACGGTTGTCAAGAATGATGGATCTACAACGATTGTTTCAATTGCATCTGGCCTTGCTTACTATGTCTATCTAACTGACAACACAACCACAAACGGCACTTGGGCCTTTGTTCAGTTTGGTGCAAGCACTTCTGTAGCGAATGCGTCTTCTTTGGTTGGATATGGCTTAGAAGCCATAGGAACAACACTCAATACAATAACTCCCATTGTGACCTACTACAGTGGGTTCACAATGATGGCCACTGCACAATCGCAGATTTCAGTCTGGGGCGGTGGTGCAGGCACAATCACATTGCCATCATCCTCAGCCGTAGGCTCTGGTTGGTACACAATTGTCAAGAACAATGGAACTGGCGTATTGACTATTGCCACTCAAGGTACTGACACGATTGATGGAAATAGCACATTTCAATTGCAAATTGGCGAGTCTTTTTACTTAGTCTCTGAAGGAACTGGTGGATTTGCTTCTTGGGGTTATGGACAAAGTGCTGTATTTGCATTTACCCAAGAGCAAATTTCGGTAACAGGTGCAGGCGCAACCATCACTCTGACTGCAACACAAGCTTCTTATGTGCTTCAAAACTTTACTGGAACAATAAGTCAAAACACAAATGTGATTGTTCCTCAAACGGTTCAGTTTTATGTAATCACAAACTCAACCACTGGCACATACACACTTACATTTAAAACATCGGTTAGCGGTGGCGCAACGGTAAACATTCCAAGTGGTGCGACGTATGCTCTAGTTTGCGACGGCACAAATGTGGTTGCTGTTTCTAGTAGCGCAAACAGTAGTTCATCCATCACTTTGTCGCCAGGTTCAGCGTCCAACCCTTCATTAAACTTCCAATCTAACCTAAGCACTGGCATGTACTTGCCAAGTTCAGCACAGATTGGATTTACAGTGTCTGGTTCACAAGCCATGGTCATTAGTTCTTCAGGCTTGTATGTGGTCAACGGTCTTAGTGGAGGCACGTTTTGACCGCTAAAGTCCTATCACTTACAGTACCCGCAGGGATTCAGCGCGATGGTACGCAGTTCGCTGCAGCTTCCTACGTGGACGGCCAGTGGGTGCGTTTTCAGCGTGGTTTGCCTAGAAAGATAGGCGGTTACTCAGGCGCTTTTTTAAACGCTTCTGGAGCTTCTAGAGGGCTTATCATGAGCGCCACAAATGGCTTGAACTATATCATCTCAGGATACAGTGCAGGTCTTCAGCAATGGGTGACCAATAACGTAACAGCGATTGGAACTGGTCCAACTCCATTCTCAATTAGTTCTTCTTATTTCACACCCAACGCAACCAATCTTTGGCAGTTTGACATCGGATATGACTCCACGGGTGGTGGAACATTACAGTTGATTGCTCACCCTGGTCAGAATCTTCAGTACATCACAAGTACCACCAACGTGCGTCCTTTATATGGCCAATTCACAGGAACATCATTGGCACCAGTCGGCGTTTTCACCGCAGTAGGAACTACTACTACTAGTTCAACTAGTGTTACATTTGCGACTACTAATGTAGCCATGGGGCCAGGTGTTTCAGTTACTGGAACTGGTATTCAATCAGGTAGCACTATTGTTTCCTCATCTTTGGTTGCAGGCGTATGGACCGTTGTTTTAAATAAACCCGCCACAGCATCAGGCTCAGCCACATTGACGTTTGACAACAACATCTCGGTAAGCGGCGGAGTTGTAATGTTGTACCCTTACTTGTTTGTTTATGGCAACAATGGGTTGATTCAGAACTGCGCTGCAGGCGACTTCAACAACTGGACTAGCGCTGACGCAAACGCCAATAACGTGGCCTCTACAAAGATCGTGAAGGGCTTACCACTGCGTGGTGGTACTACCTCCCCTGCTGGGCTGTTTTGGTCGCTTGATAGCGTGATACGCGTGTCCTACACACCAACTACGGTGACCACAGGAACTACTTCATCTACGTTCTATTGGCGTTATGACTTGATCACTCAACAGAGTTCAATCATGTCCTCTAGCTCTGTAATTGAGTACGATGGAATTTATTATTGGGCAGGTATTGATCGTTTCTTGATGTACAACGGTGTTGTACAAGAAATACCCAACACCATGAACCAAAACTATTTCTTTGACAACGTCAACCTTTCTCAGCGCCAAAAGGTTTGGGCCAGTAAAGTGCCTCGTTTTGGCGAGATATGGTGGTTTTATCCTAGAGGTGACGCCACTGAGTGTACCGATGCCATCATCTATAACGTGCGTGAGAAGGTGTGGTATGACGCAGGTTCCGCACCAGGGGCGCAAAGATCAGCAGGGTGGTTTACTGAAGTGTTTCCCAAACCCATATGGGGTGACTACAATCCCAACACAATTGTTGAATTTCAAGGGTCAGTTTCAGGTACTACGTTGACAGTATCCTCAATGGTATTCGGATCATTGGCTGTAGGACAAATTATCCAAGGCGCAAGTGTTCCTGACCAAATGGTGATTACAGCGCTTGGAAGCGGTTCTGGAGGCGCAGGAACGTATACTGTTTACAATCCAACAAGTACAACAGTTGCAGGCGAGCTAATGACTGTAAACGGTTATACGATTTGGCAGCATGAGACTGGAATGAATCAAACATACTTGACCCATGTTGATGCAATTTATTCAGCATTTGAAACGCCTGTTTTGGGATCAAGTGCAGGGCTAGTTGGTTCAGTACAAGGACCAGGTGAAAACATGTGGACGCGATGCGAGCGTGTTGAGCCTGACTTTATCCAAACTGGACAGATGGATGTGATTGTGACTGGTAAGGGTTATGCGGATGACATAGACCGCCCATCAGACCCTTATACATTTGATCCAACAACTCTTAAAATTGATATGCGTGAACAGCGCCGTGAGATGCGCTTGAGGTTTGAGAGCAATACTTTTAATGGTGACTACCAAATGGGTAAGATTGTCCTCAGTGTCGAGACTGGAGACGTTCGCGGAACAGGCAACCCATGATAACGTATGACCCTAGAGGGATGACTTGGGACGAGTATTGCAAGCTGATGGAGGAGTTGTTTGCTCCGAATCAGTTGGGGCATCTGCCTGAAGAAGAGTGGAGAACTTGGGTAGACGGTATGAATGGTATTGGATATTTTGTGCAATCAGGAATACCCGATCACCGCTTGTATTCAAAGTGGAACGAGTGGGCTGAGGCCATGTGTGGAATTATGACTTTAGGAAATTAACATGACGACAACAACATCAGTAGATCCAGCATTTCAAGGTCTTGTGAATAACTATTTCACAAGCAATCCTAATGTTACACAATCACAACTTGCAAACACAATTAGTACGCAGGGCGGAATGACGCCTGAAATTGCGCAAGCTTTGGCAAATCATTATGGAACTGATGTTGCAACAGTTAACTCTACTTACAACAATTTAATTGGCAATACTGGCGCACAAACAGCAAATACGAGCGCATCCAATTCACCATTAACTGCAAATGCTGCCAATACTTCTAGTGCGACAACACAAACATCTCCTTTGACTCAATTACAAGGCGTACAAAATACCATTCAAGGATTGTCTTCCACTCCACCACAATATTCTGATCAGCAAATTGTGGACTACATTTCACAAAACAATTTAAGTGGGCAAGGTTTAACTGATGCCGAAAAACAATTTGGCGTTAATCAAGATCGCGTAACACAAGCATATCAAAATATAGCCAAACAACCTGGTTACTCATTGGATCCAACCATGATGGCTTTAGCAGGTCAAGGCAATACTTTTGCCCAAGCCATGTTAAATGAGGCTACCTACAATCCACCACAGTCTCTTTTTGATAGTAAGTTTTTTAATCAAGATTATCAACAAGCCAAAGATAATTTAGGCATAAACAGTCAGACTTTCAGAAACATTGCAAATGAAGTGCCTCTACAAACAACAATTGATAATTGGATCACTGCGCATCCAAATGCAACTGCTGCTGACATACAAAAAGCTGTAGGCACATCACAATACAAGGCATCTGACATACAAAATGCTTTAAGTAATATGGCTGCTTATGATCCCAATTCATATGAAGCAACAATGAGATCATTCAATACTGCTGAAAACCTGAATCCATTAAAAGCATTTACTGATTATTTACAAAAAAATAGCACTCAAAATCAAGTAGGTTCTTATGACATGCCAAGTCAAGGCCAATTGGCAAAAGAAATAAATGCGTTGGGACTTGATCCTAGCACATTGTCTAGTTTGCCAAATAACATAAATGGGGTCTATTTTGGTGATCAAAGTACTTTACCAAGTTTGGCAAAAAATTTGAATATAGCGAATAGCTTAGCTCAAACAGGAACTGATGTTTACAATTTGTTAAATGGTATTGGTGATCCAAGCACTTTAAAAAAATATTCTGCGTTAGCTCAAGTAGTTAATGCTCCTACAAATAGCTCAGACTATCAAAACTTTACAAAATTAGCAAACTCTGGAGTTGATGCCGCAACTTACGCTAAAGCTACTGGATCAAATTTGACCAATACTATAGCAAGCTACAACTTCCAACTTGATCCACAAGCAAGAGCTGATTCTACCCTTCAGTATTTAAATTTACCTAAAGGAACTCAATATCAGTATGGAACGAATTCTTCAGGAATTCCAACTTATGTATTTACTGATCCAACCACAAAACAACAAATGGCATACACTGCTGTACCTGGTGGTCAGTATCAAAAAATACCATTAGCGCAAGCCCAAGCAGGCAACTTAGTACCTAAAAACACAAGTTCTTACGCGACATACAACTTTGGTCAAAGTGCATATGTAAATCCTTTTAACTCAAAAGGACAGATTGACACAACAAATGCTGCGGCTTTAGATTCTGCTTATAAAAATAACTTAATTTCAATGACAGATTACTTGAATGCCAAGCAAGCCTTGACTAAAAAGACCACATAAATGAGCACAACAGCCAACGCATCATCGTCACCATTAGCGCAAGACATTTGGTCTACGGCTAGTCAGACTTTTGATGATACCTACAACACCATTCAAACAGGTCAAGCCAAGATCGGAACGATTACTGGTGGAGTTGATGACAATGGCAACCCAATTACGTCAACAGGCTTAATTGATGGACAAGGCAATTTCATCAATGGCAATATCCAACAAGTAGCGCCAAACGTATACGCAATTATGTCTGGTTCTACTGGTGGAACCATGAACACATTTGTTCGTGTTGATCCCAATACGGGAGCAGTGCAACCCGTTACCGATCCAAGCACGCAAGTCACTTACACAGGTGGATCTAAGGGCGGTTTTATTGGAAACATCGCTAGGGATTTAGGTCCAATCCCTATGATTGCGGCTTCAATCATCGACCCAACCTTACTGCCTTATGTCTCTGCAGCCGATACTTATGCGCAGACAGGAGACTTAACAAAAGCAGCTACATCTGGAGCGCTTTCGTATTTGGCTTCCACTGCAGGCAATGCGGCAGGTCAAACTGTAGGTAAGGCCATAGGATCAACTTTAGGCGAAGACCCTAGTTTGTTGGGAGAAGCACTTCAAGGCGCAGGTTCTGGGGCTGCTAGATCTTTGACTGCAGCAGAAATTTCATCTCAAGGTAAAGCAGATCCTTTAATTGCATTGATGGCAGGCGGAATAAGTGGTGGCGTATCTGCAATCACTGATCAAATACCAGGCATTCAGAATTTAAGTCCTTCAGGACAAATCGCTGTTTCCAAAATCATAGGCGGCGTTTTAGCTGGTCAGCCAGCCACTCAAACGGCAATTAACTTGGCCATAGCCGCAGGGCGTGAAGAGTATAAAAATCAAGTCTCACAGGGTAATGTATCTACACCTACAGATCAAACTTCTACCACTACTTCGCCTTTAGCCACAGATACAAGTCAAACTGTTGCTACTAGCGCAAGCTCAGATAGCCCACTTAGCAATGTTCAAATCACTGGATCAAGCACTGACCCAACGGATTACACAGTAAGCTCTACAAATACAAGTGATGCAAACAGTCCTCTTGGAAAAGTTACTATTACGGCCAAGAAAAATGCAACAACTCCTGATGACACGGTTATAGCTGATCCTAATGCGACACAATTACAACCAGTTACTGTTGTTGGTTCTAGTGGAATTGACAACACAGTTAGTGACAATACTGTTGTTGAAGACCCTAATGCTGTTAAATTGAATCCAGTTACTGTTGTTGCAAAAAAAGATACAACTGACAATGTGGTAACCCCTGCAGTTGTTACTGACACAACAAAAACTCCAACAACCACAAAAACAACAACACCTGCCGCCAAGACATCAACTTCAACCACTTCAACGGCGTCAAGTTCACCCCTGTCAGGTGGAACTACTAGTTCAACTGGGTTGCCTATGGTTGCGACCATGTTGGCAGGCGCTCCTGTGTATGGAAATCCTGCTCATTTACAGGCACTTAAACAAATTTTTGATCAACTTGATCCTGAGTTGGCAAAGATCATGTCTCAGCCATCACCAAAACAAGAACAGCCCACACAAGTATCCCAAGCTGACTTGGCAGAACTTAATAAAGAAATTAAGATGGAGCAACCTGAAGTGGCGGAAAGTTTTTTAACCATGGCTGATGGTGGCAGCTCATTTAGTGATCTTGTGAAAAACACTCAATACAAGAACATTGCGCCTGAAGCGCCAACGATGCTTAAAGCCGCTCCCGAAATTCAACATGAGTCTAGATTTAGCCCCTTGCATCAGCTAAGGCAAGGCATCAGAAGGGACTCTCAGGCGACTTCTTTGCTTGCCCATGGGGGTCTACCTCATAAGTACCGTGAAGCGGCTCCAGAGGGCCATAAACCCGAATTTATCACAGGCTTGACTGGATACTATGCCAACGGCAAAGGAACTGGCCAAAGCGACGATATACCAGCCATGCTCCACGATGGAGACTATGTGATGGATGCTGACACGGTAGCCTCTTTTGGTGACGGATCAAGCAAAGCAGGCGCACAAGTTTTGAGTAAGTTTCATCACGAAATACCTCACAAAATGGCAGTTGGTGGGAATCCTGTCCCCGCCAAGATTGCTGATGGAGAGTATGTGTTTCCAGCTAGTTTTGTGACTGCCATAGGTGGCGGAGACAACAAGCTAGGATCGAAATTATTGGATAAAATGCGTGAAGAGCTACGCGCCCACAAGAGAAGTGCTCCTGACACAAAAATACCACCGAAAGCAAAATCACCTCTTGACTATCTCAAGATGGCGAAAGGATAAAAATGTCTAACCTATTACAGTCATCACAAACGCAAGCGACGACCGCACCATCGTATTACACGGACTACCTGAGTAATATTGCTTCTCAGGGCGCAAACGCAGCTCAAAATGCACAATACGTTGGTGCTCAGCCTTTACAACAACAGGCATTTGAGAACGTAGGAACTGCAGCAAGTGCCTATCAGCCAACATTACAGCAAGCAGGTCAAACGTTGACTAGCGCAGGTGGTGTGACATCACCCTTGGCTGCTGGAGCAAATTACTTGGCTGCAGCAGGTCAGAGCCCTGCACAACAGGCTCAGGGCTACATGAGCCCCTATATCAATTCAGTAATCAACAACATGTCTGATATTGCACAACGCAATATTCAGCAGAATCTAGCTCCACAAGCCACTTCTAGCGCTGTGGGCTCAGGTCAATTTGGTTCACAGCGTGGCGCTCAGGTCCTTGGTCAAGTGATCAATAGCGCTAACCAAGACTTAAACAACCAAATTGGTCAATTGCTTAATAGTGGATATAACACAGCGCTCACAACTGCTGAACAACAAAATGCATTACAAGGCCAATTGGGACAAATTGCTGGAAACCAAGCTTCTGCAAATCAACAAAACCTAACTAACCTTGGCGCACAACAATCTACCTTGGCAGGTCAGAACCAAGCACTTGGATTGGCTGACATCAATGCCTTGTCTACCTTGGGTGGCCAACAGCAGACAATTGCACAGAATCAACAGTTGTTCCCATTGACAAACTTGTCTACATTGTCAGGATTGTTGCGTGGATACAATGTACCAACAACCACTACAACGACTGCACAGGGTTCTCCATTGTCTGGTGCAGCTACTTTGGGCGCGGGTCTTGCAGGTTTGTTGCAAGGTACTGGAACAAGTGGAACTGGACCCAATTTATTGAGTCAATTAACTGGACAAAGCTCAATTGGTGGTTTGTTCAATAATATTTTTGGAACTGGGTCAACATCTTCAGGCGGAACTGCCGTAAATGGAAATCCAAATGGTTCAGCCAATATTGATACATCTGGTTGGAAAAGCAATGGAGATGGAACTTACACAACCACAACAGGCCAAATTGTTGATGCTTATGGCAATCCACAAGATTAAGGAATAAATCATGACGACCACGACTTCTCCTTTAATGTTTGATGTGAAAAGCACAGACCAGTCAAAAGTAAACCCCGCTGGTTTTGAAGACCCACGGATTGCCAAATCATATGAAGATGTTTCTGCAACCAAAGAAGAGCTTATCAAAAGATTGGAAGAGCGCTATGCTCAACCCAATTGGTTTAAAGTAGCCGCAGGATTTGCTAAGCCACAACTTGGTGGATTCATGGCATCTTTAGGTTCAGCTACAGATGAATTAGGAAATTGGCAAGAACAACAGCGTGCAATTCAACCCACAATTGCAAACATGCGCGCTGAGCTTGCTCAACAAAATTTAGTCTTGACCCAGAAAAAAGTAGCGGATGAAATACTTCAGAAAGAAGGTATTACGCCTGAGTCTGCTAAAAAGATTGTTCGTCTTGCACCTGATTCTCCGCAGTCTCAAGCTATTCTCAAAGGCACTGAAGTTGCGTCTACACAAGCAGGTACAAAATCAACTGAGTTGGGTACAAGTTTAACTGCACAAAAAGCCAAAGTAGAAAACCCAGTTTTTGAAGTTAAAGAATACACACCAAAAGATTGGGAATCTATGGTTGGTAAGAGTGCTGAAAACTTGAAAAAACAATTGATTGATAGCGGTAAATTCACTCCAGAAGGATTGAGTGGTTTTAGTTATGATCAATTACTTGATGCAAATAAAGCACTGCAATCTGAATATGCTGGGCAAAAAATCAAAGATGCACGTACTGCTGGTGAGGTTGTTGCTCAAAATTCCGAAAATCTTAACAAGCTCACTGAAGCTCGTTACTTAGCATCATCAAAGGGCATGGAAAAGTTACTTGGGCTTGAATCAGGTCAAAGTGCTGTTTCAGCATTGTTTGGATATTTAGCTAACCCATCTGATCAATCACAGATGTCAGCTATGAGTAAAGCTGCACGTCAATTGATGTCTACTGATCCAGAGGCATACAACAATTTTGTTGTTTTACAAAAGGTATTGCAACAAAACTTGGCTGATGCACGTCAAGCAATTACTAATCCCTCCGTTGGGGCTCAGAACTTGTTGGCAACAACGTATCCTAGCTATACACAACCAAGGGATGCAATCGTTAAGATTCTTGATTTGATTGCTCATGAGAAGTCAACACAAATGCGTGAGGGATTGATTAGACAAGATTACCGTGGTGATCCAACTCAGTTCTATTCAAAATCCAACACACCATATGTCAATTTACAAAAAGCAATTACACAAGAAAGATTAGACATTTTGAATGGCAATACATCTAAATCAAGATTGCCCTCTTTCTATTCTCCCTACAATGTTCTTGAAACAAATCCTACTGAACCACCAAAAGGTAGAGAGACAAAGTTGCCAGTTGGTTACCATGAAGAAATTATCAATGGTAAGCGTCACATTCGTGCAGATAAGGTAAATTGATATGTCAATTGCTGAAGACTATAACAACCCAGGCAATCTTCGACCACCCAAAGGCGTCACTTATGAAGGCCAAGTTGGTGTGGGCGATAGAGGCTTTGCTATTTTTGAAACAGCAGAGCAAGGTCGTAAGGCTTTAGTTCAAGACATTCAACAAAAAATTAAGAACGGTCTAAATACACCCGATTCTTTTATAGACAGATATGCGCCTGAAGGGGACAACCCAGACGAGGTTCGAGACAACTATAAAATCCATTTGATGAAAAATCTTGGATTAGAGAGTAGCGCAGACCCTTTTCCCAAAGATGCACATGAAAAGATTGCTGATGCAATAACACAATTTGAAACTGGCCACAGAGACTTGCCTCCCCCACCAGAACCAGGTGGCCCAATTGCAGGCAACGTTACAAATCAAGCAATTGAATCTACACAAAAAAATCCTCTTGATGAAGTTCCTTTGCCTTTACAAAGTCTAGCGACAGGCATCGCAGGGGGTGTGGCGGGAACTACTGCTGGAATGGCCAAGTACCCCGCTGTTTATGCTTATCACAAGATCATGGATGATGTTAAACAGCATCAGCCACCAGCAACTGAAGAAGTTCAAGCCTCAACGTGGCCAAGCGCTAAAACCCCAGTTAGCGGTCAGACTAGATCAGAGCGTCAAACTCAAGGTGCAGTTGATGAACAAGGCTTGACTGGAAGAGAAAGACAGACTGGATATACAGAGGCAACGGCGCAGAAGGCGGCAAGGAAAGACTTGCAATACGGCGCAGCCAAAGAAGTTGGCCTGAATCCAAATAGAGCCTTTGCAGAGCATCCTGATGTTGCATCTACGTCAGGCGGTTTGTTGGCATCAAAACAAACCATTGACACTCTTGCAAGAGAAAAAGAACTTGCTAAAAATAAACTCATTGAGCGCAATGTAAATCTAGCAAAGAGTGTTGGTGGTGATTGGCAAAAAATGGCGCAACAAGCGGCCAATCTAGCTAAAAATGGCACGCCAGAACAAAGAAATATTGCATTCAGGTTTTTAGACAAAATGTTTACTGGCTTAGGCAAGATGGCGACATCATTTCCTGGTCGAGTGGGTCAATATGGGTTTGGATTCGGAGCTGCTGTTCCTGCAGCATGGGAACAATATAAGCAAGAAAATCCTAAGACAGCAGGCGCAATATTGGCTGGTGGAACTGCTCTAGGAGGGCTTACAGGATACTTTCCAAAGACCATGGGAGCGTTGGGTGCCGCAGCTTCTACTGCCTATGCATTAACTCATCCAGAAGAGACTGCAGCTAGTATGAGAATGTCTGACGTAAATCCAACTGCTTTTATGGGTATGCCTGAAGAAATGACATCACCCTTTGTTGAACAAAAAAATGCTGGTGCAGGCAGAGGGTTTGTAAATCCCCCTACCTCACCATTGGCTAATCCTTAAAGATAACCAAATAGGCTCATAAAAAAGAGCCACACCATAATTACAACTGAAAAGATAAAGTGCATATACTTTTAACTTTTAGTGTTGCTTCTGACTTCAAATAGTTTTTCCCCAACATTTCTGTTGAGGTTAGTTGCTATTTCAACACACTTGTTCAGTTCGTCAGTCCTAATCAAAGGCTCTGCAAACTTTACAAAAGCATTGGCCATGAGAACCAAATCGTCCTCAAGGAAGTTGTGGTTTTCTTCCAACATGACTGTGCGGAAAGCTTCTCCGACTTGTTTTGCATTTAACTCCATATCATCCTCCAAAATTATTTTTGATTTTCCAATAACCCAATAGGTGTTGGAACATTTCCCAACCCCTTCTGAGATCCTCCTCAGACCACTCCACGACTTTTATGAGGCCTGGGTGCGACACCGACGCAAAGACGTTCGCACAACGCGCGTGTGGGATGCCTAAACCGTGTCTGTAGGCCGACAACTGCATCATGTGCTCGTCATACCCTTCGACCTTATCATCTGGGCCAAATTCTTTTGTTTTGGCGTCAATAACAATCCCAAGGGGCGCAGTCTCATCAGGCAAGCAATAAAGGTCAACCTTACCGCCATAGCCCAAGTTTGACGCAAAAGCCGTCTCAGTCTTCCATTCTTGGAAGGGATGGGTCCCAAAGTGGTCAAACACTTTCTTCTCAAAAGCCTCAGCAATGTCACGGTGCTCGATGTCCATGCGAGCGCCTTCGTACCACGCCTCAATCGACTCATGAACACGAGTTCCACGCTCGGCAGCTTTCTTAGCCGTCTCTTTTGAGTCAGCTACAATGCGAGCAATGAATTCCTGTTCGCTCTCGTGAGGCTTCTTGGGAAGGGTTAATGCTGCGAGCAACATTTGTTCATTCTTCCAAACCTCAAGACCGGGCTTAGAGGCGACTTTTAGAACCGTGGTGACCGAGGGTACCAAGTTCATGGTTCGTGCGTCCCTGAGCGTTGTAGGGCGGTCTGAGCCGTCCTTTGCCTTGACGGTGTACTGAGGGGCTCCATCCTCTGCTCGATACCAATGAACGGATTCTGCTGATCTAGCTATGATTGTTGTCATGTTTTACCTCAAAATGGGATGTCGTCATCCATGTCGGATGAAGTGTCTACGTAAGTCTCTGTGGTTGGCTTGGTCTTGGCCTGTTTTTGCCACTCAGGAGACGCCATGATCTTTGTCTTCAAGTAATCACTCAATGACTCAAAGATGGTCATGTCAGGGTCGCTGAGGTTGAAAATCTCTAGCTTATTGACGCCTTGAGGCAAGCCATTCTGTTTGATCATTTGTGGAACTGGAGTCACGCCATCCACGTTTGTGTAGGTCTTACCATTCTGACCAGCACGCTCAATCACGTTCAACATGCACCATGCGCCCAAGATGTTCTTGAGATCAAATTTGCGCATCTCTTCTTGTGTGAATGGCTTACCACGCCATGACTGTAGGTCTAATCTCAAGTTAGCCTTTTCTGACCAACTCAATGTGTAGTTCTTAAAAATACCAAATGGGCGACCGTCCTTCATGGTCAGAGGACTGCCTGATTCGTCCATGCCATGCAACTCCCAACCCAACATGATCTTGTGCAAGAACTTGACTTGACCCATGTACTCTGACTTTTGTGTGCCCATGTCAATGATGCGATAGCACCTTGCCAAGTGCATTCCTGATGGGCAACGCTCAAATGAACCGCCTGTATCTTCAACAATAAAACTCATATACATCCTTTAAAAACGTCGTATCCGACAAACCCGATCAACATGACCGTGAAATTATTGTACACGAATTCAAACTTTGTGTTAGACTTTGTGATGAAATGTACAAAAGGAGCAACATGAACTTAAAGGAATATTTCAAAGACGAGCCGTACGGCGCAAAGAAAGAGATGGCTGAGTATTTGGGAATCACTTTGACGTGGTTGGGGATTTTGATGCGTAAAGCAAAAAGACCCTCACCTGAATTGGCCAAGAAGATTGAGAAAGCAACCCAAGGGCTAGTGACTGCAAAGGAACTTAGACCCGATTTATTTGAGTAAAGAGGAAACAATGCAAAAAAAACAAATAAACATTGACGAAATCAGAATTGATGGCGGTACGCAAATGCGTACGGTTGTTGATCAAGACTGGGTGTATCACATTGTCGAGCGCATGAAACTTGACAACGTCTTTCCCCCAGTTGAACTAGTATTTGATGGGGTTTCATATTGGCTCACAGACGGCTTTCACCGCTATCACGCCTACAAGATTCTTGGCATCAAAAAGATTGACGTGTTGTGGGAGTCAGGCGCGCTTCAGTATGCACGCGAGAAAGCCTTGATTGCGAATGAAACCCACGGCAAGCCACTGTCCATTCGAGACAGACGCCATAAGGTTGAGACGTGTTTGACTTGGGAGGAATGGTACAAGAAGTCCAACTATGAAATTGCCAAACGATGCCACGTGTCTGAGTCTTTTGTGGCTGCCGTCCGTGACCCTGAAATAGCTGAAAGACAGAAAGAAAACCGCGAGAGGCACTATCAGAACAAACTCAGGCAACGCATGGAAGATACTAGTTCAACTAGCAATGAGGTCAAACTAGTAAGCGTCGAGCCACAAGATGGTTCAGCGCCTGACGAAGAAGAACTCAAGATTGCTGAGTTGACCATGCAAGCTAATCAAGAGGCGATGTTCAAGTTGTTGGATTCTGACGACGCCTTAAAGACTGCCCACGCTGAGATTGAGCGCTTGAACCACATGATTGCACAAATGGAGATGCGGTTCGTGGGGCTGATGAATGAGAAGAATGAGGCCATCAAGATGGTCAAGTCACTTCAGAAACAACTTGATAAATTAAAAGGTAAAAAATGAACAACGTCCTAGCGCAAAGCGAGCGTGATAATGGATTCCCACCCCCTCGTCAATTTCAGATTGATGCCCACAACGCCTTACGCGAGGGGTTTAGGCAAGGGCACAAGAATCAGATCATCATGGCGCCTACGGGCGCTGGAAAGACTTACCTTGGGTTGCGTATTTGCAACGAAGCCATTCAACGAGGTAAGCGTGCAGTATTCCTGTGCGACAGGACTACTTTGATCAACCAAACGTCTGCGGTGGCCGACCGCTACGGCATGACCAACCACGGCATCATCCAAGCCAATCACTGGAGGAGAAGACCAGATGAACTATTTCAAATTGCTAGTATTCAGACCATCGCCAAGCGACAGTTTTGGCCACAGGTCGACGTCTTGGTGGTCGATGAGGCTCACACGACTTACAAGAGTTGGACAAATTTTGCCCAGACAACCAAGTCTAGTGTCATTGGTCTATCTGCCACACCATTTACTACAGGCTTGGGAAAGATATTCACCAACATCGTAAACGCCACCACAATGCACGATCTCACTCAGCATGGGGTGTTGGTACCTATGCGGATTTTTTCGTGCCAAAAGCCCGATATGACAGGCGCAGAGACATCAGGGGGTGAGTGGACTGACCGAGCTGCCGAGGAGCGTGAACTCAAGATTGTGGGCGACGTGGTCAAGGACTGGCAACGCTTTGGCGAGAACCGCAAGACGATTGTCTTTGGCGCCACGATCAGGCACTGCGAGGAGCTCTGCCGTCAGTTCATTGAGGCTGGCGTGTTGGCTGCAGTCTTCACCAGTGACACCAACGCCAAAGATCGTGAAATGTTGCTAAAACACTACAGAGAGCCAAATAGTGAATTAAAAGTTTTGATTAGCGTAGAAGCCTTGGCAAAGGGCTTTGACGTGCCTGACGTTGGGTGTATCTGTGACGCAAGGCCTTTAAGGAAGTCTTTGTCCACAGCCATCCAAATGTGGGGGCGTGGGCTTAGATCGTCTCCTGAGACTGGCAAGAAGGATTGTTTCCTCTTGGACTTTAGCGGAAACATTGTGAGGTTCTTTGAGGACTTTAACGACATTTACTTCAATGGCTTAGAGAAGCTAGACGACGGTGAGAAGCTCGACAAGAAGATTCGCGTCAAAGAGGAGTTTGAGCTATTTGGTTGCCCACGCTGTGGTTACAAGCCCTTCCACAAGCGCTGTATGTCGTGTGGATTTGAGAGGGTGAGCAAACAGATGACTGAAGCGGTGCCAGGTCATATGCAAGAAATCTTTATTGGCGAGGGACGCAATAAAAAGAAACTTGCAAATAGCGCTCAAGACTTATGGAATCAAGTTTGCACGTACGCAAGGCACCATAGCAAGCCTGAGACACAGTCAGGGCGTGCCTGGCACTTATTCAAACAAATCACGGGGCGTGAGTCAGAGTGGAAGTTCACCACCGCGCCTAGCGTAGAAATCAACAGAAATGTGTACAACAAAATTCAACAAATGAACATTGCGTGGAAGAAGGGAAGATCATGAGAAAGCGTTCTAAGTACCGTCCCAAGCCAGTCATCTTGGACACGATCAACTATGTGATCAGTGGCATGAAGCCGATGACTGACCTCAAGAGTATTTTGACGACACTACAACTAAAAAATCATTTGGCGCTAGAAGCATTACGAACTGGCAAAGCAGTCAAAGACGACATAGACACTTTAATTTCAGTTTTAAACATGTGTGAAGCTTTATCGAAACTCAAGATTGGAGAAACTTATGCAGATGAAATCAAGTTAGCACAGGATGCTATATACGAGTGCGCTAGACGTGGCGCTCATAACTACCATTTCATAGCCAAGGGACCTGAACTCAAGGCCATCAACTTTGCAATGGAACTACATGACGCGCAACTTGAGGCGTCAACTGTAAAAGATGTCGAGCTCGCCTCAGACATCGTCATGAAAGCAATCATCAACAGAACCGCTAGACCAATTGTAGAAAGAGAGAAAGTATGAAGATTGAATTTGAACACATCAAAGACAATGAAGATGGATCAGCAACCGTAGTTATCAACTCGGATAAAGAGGGTTATGACTATGTTTTTAAGTATGGCATTGTGGCCATGCTAAGAGATGGAATCAAGAAAGCCAAAAAGAAATATTCTGATGAAGAGTATTCTAAGAAAGACTATTACAAAGACGAGCTGAAGTCTTTGGGTGAATTGTTGGCCATCTATGATGAGCAACTCAAGGCTGCCAACGAACTCATCGTCAGGCTACAGAGAGAACCACTATCTGAGGAGCGCTTGGTTGCTCTATACAGACGCTCTATGGACTGGAGACAGTTTGCTCGTGATGTCGAGAAAGAACACGGCGTAGGCGAGGTGGCTCACACAATTGAAGAGATTATCGAAGAACCCATCACTGAGGAAGAAGTC